CAGCGCAATATTGCGCTGTGTGGATAGGAGGGGGCTTAGTTCAAATGGTAACTATCAATCTCGATGAACACGAACTCGAGCAACGCTTCCTAGAGGAATTACGGAAGCGGCTCGACAAAATTGAACGATCCCAAACATTTTGGGATATGAAAACTCTTTGCAAGCAAACATGTTTGAGCGAAAACACAATAAAAGAGCGGTTTTTCTATGACCCGCGTTTTCCGAAATTCAAAGTTGGTGGTAAATGGCTTTTCCCGGCTAAAGAATGTGAAGAGTTCCTGCTCCAATGGCTGAAAGAGCAGCCAAGAAAATAAATGGAGGTGAAAAATTGTGAAAATCGAAACATCAGCGCTTGAAAACCTATAAGGTCTTCCAGACTTTTTCTTTTACTCCGATTGCGAAATTTGATGAAAAGTTTTTGTTCTAAATCTTGAAGGAGGTGAGGTAATGAAGAACGGTAAGAAACCGACCAGAAGGAAAAAAGAGATAATCTCGAAATACCGTCTTAATCCCAATAACTGGTTAGTCTCCAAGAAAAATGATGGAATGTTGATGTTAGTCCATCGATACACAAACAGTGTTAGGCAGATACCAAATGAAAGGTGATGAAATATATGCAAGTTGAATGGGTTGCGAACGATCCTAACAAACCAAACATCGCCATCATCAATGGTGGCTCGAAATATCGGTTTGTTGGCGTTATTCGGGGTCTAGGATTTCCACAGATTACATACTTTGCTGACTCGGTTGAGGAAATCCTGGATGGATTGGAACTTGATGAATGGATCTATTCGATCCGGGAGGTTGGTTGATATGACAAAACCTAGTGCAATCCAACTCGCCCTCTTTTTCAATCAATTTGAACTGAAAATGATCGAAAAAGGCAGGGCGAATATTGCTGACTTTGCTGCTAAGCAATACAGCAAATATATCCAGAAATATTTTGCTGAAAAAAGGATGGCGCCTTTTAAAAGGCTATCCATCCTGTCAATAAAAAAACATCACAAAAACATGTTAACACATTGCTTTGAAAATGTGGAAGGATGTGTGAAAAAAGTGCAAACCGTTATAACACGATACACCGAAAAAGAAATCATAGAAGCGGTACAAGAATTAGAAAAACGCGGGTTTGTTAGAAAGTCCGAAATAGTCCGGGTTGCTACGGATGGGAAGTTTTTTAAAAGAGAGTGGAAAGTACCGGAATTCGTTGGAAACTTTCAACGCGTGAAATATATGTGTAGATTAGAGCGGCCAGAAAGAAGCAACAGGGGGAAAGAGGATGTTCGAAGGGACTAGCATGAATAATTTATTTGCCTTAGAACAATTTTCACGCGATTCATTCCGCGTTAAACGAACCTATATCGACATTACTGGGGATTTAATTGCTGGCATTCTTTTGGGCCAAATTGTTTATTGGAATCTTCCAAATGAAAATGGGCAGTCAAAATTGAAAGTGATGAAAGACGGTGAAATGTGGTTGGCAAAAGGCCGCGGCGATTGGTGGGATGAAATCAGAATAACACCTAAACAATTCGATAGGGCTATAAAAATTTTGCAAGAAAAAGGATTCGTTGAATCAAAGCGGTTCAAGTTTAATGGAGCGCCGACCATCCATATAAAACTAAATATCCGTGAAGTTACCGAAGCGGTAAATTCCATTTTACCCAAAGGGGAAATTCCATTTTACCCAAAGGGGAAAATCGATATTGACGAAAGGGAAAAATCTTTAACAGAGATTACTACAAAGATTACTACAGAGATTACTTCAGATAAAGATAATATACCTTATGCCGAAATTATCGACTATTTAAATCAGAAAGCAGGAACTAACTACCGTCACACAACTAGAAAAACACAAACCTTAATAAAAGCCCGTTGGAATGAAGGTTTTACATTAGAAGATTTTAAAACCGTCATAGATAAGAAAACAGCGGAATGGTTACATGATACCAAAATGAGTAAATACCTTCGTCCAGAAACGCTTTTCGGAAATAAGTTCGAGGGCTATCTTAATCAAAAAACAAAAGTGAAATCAGATTATGAATATAGCCAGTACGATGATCTTTTTTAAGCAAATTAAGTTTCGAATTAAATAACTTTCAAAAACGTTTGTTTCAAATAAGACAATATAACATATGCGAGGATATTCGAATGTATGACTAAGAAGGTGAAAAAAACAATGAAACGGATCAGCGCGTCAACATTCCCAGGTTTGAAAATTGTAGGTCATAGAGAATGCGAAAAATGCGGAAGCCTAGTGAACATTATAGATGTTGAGCGAAACGGTGAAATAGTAAGAGTTTCCGAATGTCTAAATTGCGAAAACAAAAAGATTGAAGATGAAATGATCGTTTTTAAACAAGAAGCGGACAAGCGGAGAGTAGAACGGATATTTGAAGAATATAGCATGGTTCCCGATGAACTTTTGACGGCTACATTTGAAAACTACATTCCACAAAACGAAACGATGAAAGCGGCAAAAGATAAATGTATTTGGTACGCTGAACATTTTGGAGAATCTAAGGATGTGCGAAATTTGCTTTTGCAGGGGTCATACGGGCTTGGAAAATCACACCTTAGCTATTCTATAGCCAAATATGTAAAAAGCCGCGGTAAGGCCGTTATATTCATCACAGCATCTGATCTGCTCGATACCATAAAAAGCACATATGAGAATAAAAGATTCTCAGAATCAGACATATTAGAAGCGTGCAAGTCCGTTGACCTTCTTATTTTGGATGATTTAGGCGCCGAATATGTGAAAAGCGAGGACGGTAACGAATCATGGGCTGGCGATAAGCTGCTCAAAATCATCAATTCAAGACTCGGAAAACATACGATTTACACGACAAACTATAATTCGGCGGACTTGCAAAAAAAATATGGATTCCACGGTGGAAGGATTATCAGCCGTATGATGCAAGGAACCTACAGGATCAAATTTGAAGGAAAAGACTATCGAATTCAACAAGCGAAGAAGGTGCAGGGCTATGTGTGATCGATGCGAAGATAGCGGGAAAGTGATTGAAGAAGTGATGACAGGCGTTTATCAAATATCCCTTTGCGATTGTCAAAATGCCGCTCGCGTCAAACGAGAAGCGGAAGAACGGAGAAAAAAACTAAAAGCAAAAATAGATGAAGCCTACAAACGACTAATGGGAGGTATGTAAATTGGATCGAATGGAATTTATCGAGGAACCAGCCGCAGAAACGGATGTTTGTGAGAAAGCAATTGAATCGCTTAAAGAAGAAATTGAGCATTTAAAGCAAACAACCGTTCCGAAAAGCGAATATCGGGAACTAGAAAATGAATTGGCGGATGTAAGAGGCGAAAAGGCCTTTCTGAAAGGTGAGTTTGACAAATTGAAAAGCGAATTTGAACAAATCGAGCGGGAAAAGGATGAACTACAAAGAGAATTGGGTCTTTTAAGACCTACGTTGGAAAATCTGACTAAAGAAAATTATCACCTGAAAGAGTTGGTGAAGATGCTTCTATGATTGAATTTCATCCTTACAGCAAGGCAGACCAACTGGCGGGGCATAAGAAAAAAGAAAAAACAAAATACAACTGGAAAAAGCCACGAAAAAAGAAAAAGAAGTTAGCGACATATAAGGGCCGGACTATCCCGAAAGCCAAAGTAAGGGGAGAAATAAGCAAAAAAGAATATAACAAAGCCATCGATGAATTTGGTGCATATTGCAACATTTGCGGAAGCCCATACATAGAAATGCACCACATTAAATTTAGATCCCAAGGTGGAAGGGGAGGATATAGAAATTTGATCCCGCTTTGTAATGCGCATCATAGGATTGCCCATAGGGATCGAGAATTTTCCGAAAGACTTCGATTTCAAAGAGAAAAAAGGTTTGGTGAATGGTTTTGGGCGGATCGGTTCGACTTGTTCAAAGCCGGGCTGATCCCGGAACCAACGAATGAACAATTTGAACGGTTTATGCAAGAACAAGAAAGGATGAATAAATGTGAATAGCGTGAATTTGATTGGGCGGCTAACAAGGGATGTAGAAATTAGGTACACGCCGAATAACGGAACCCCTGTTTCCCGCTTTACCATAGCGGTAAACCGCATAAACAAAGATGAAGCGGATTTCATTAGATGCGTTGCTTTCGGAAAAACGGCTGAAAATCTAGCAAACTACATGAGAAAAGGCAATCAAATAGCCGTTAGTGGATCCATCCGAACGAGAAATTATGAAAATAACGAGGGCAAGAGGGTTTATGTTACCGAAGTGATTGCTAACAGAGTCATGTTCCTGGAACGCAAGAAAGAAGATTCAGAAATTGAAAGAGATCAATTCCACAATGAGCCGGAACCTTATGGATATGGCGGCAATCAGATAGATATTTCAGATGACGACTTACCGTTTTAAGGGGGATAACAAATGGCGGACAAGCAATATTTAGAACTTGCACGATACATTCTCGAAAACGGAGCGGTTAAGGATGACCGGACGGGAACAGGAACTATATCAATATTTGGCTATCAAATGCGGTTTGATCTTAGCAAAGGTTTTCCCTTGCTAACTACTAAGCGACTACATTGGAAATCTATCGTTTATGAATTGCTTTGGTTTTTGCGCGGAGATACTAACGTCCGTTATTTACAGGAAAACGGTGTACGAATTTGGAACGAATGGGCCGATGAAAATGGAGATCTTGGGCCGATATATGGCGCACAGTGGCGAAAATGGGCGTATCCAACGTATGTAGAATACGGTGGACAAATGGAGTTTGATGGTATGGATTATGAAGATCAATTGAAATGGGTCATTGACGAAATAAAGCGAAATCCAAACAGTCGCCGTTTAATAGTAAACGCTTGGAATGTCGGTGAATTAGATCAAATGGCATTGCCACCTTGTCACTTTGCATTTCAATTTTATGTAGCGAACGGGAAACTATCTTGTCAGCTATACCAACGTTCGGGAGATGTATTTCTTGGCGTTCCATTTAATATCGCTAGTTACTCCTTATTAACTCATATGATCGCGCATGTTACTGGCTTAGAAGTGGGTGAATTCGTTCATACGTTAGGGGATGCCCATATTTACTTGAATCATGTGGATCAAATTAAAAAGCAATTGGAGCGGGAACCAAAGCCTTTGCCAACGCTGAAAATAAAGCGAAAAGTACAAAACATAGATGATTTTACTTTTGATGACTTAGAAATTGTCGGTTACGATCCGCATCCACATATTCCGGGAAAAGTCGCAATTTAATTCCAAAAAAAGAAAGAGGGAATCAAAATGACTAAAGCAATTGACACAAAACAAGAACTAATGCGGCAACACAATTTGGATTACAATTCGGCTCTGCATTTGCTTACGATGGCAAGAATCAAAACCGAATGAGGGGGTATGATCATGGTCCAAGTAGGGGATTGGGTGAAGGTGAAGCTGTTTGGATACTACTTGGTCGGGTTTGTTGAATACATCTGGGACGATACAGTCCAAATTACGAAAGTTTTGAGAGTATCGGACGGGGAATTAGAGAGGATTAGTCAGCGGTCCGGCATTTATGATGTTAGTCAAATGGAGCCACTCCCAAGTGAAATTCATCCAGAAGATTTATCCGTGTTGATTGATATGGCGTTAGATCATTATGACCGGCAATGGTTTGAGGAGTTAACAAGGAGGCGAAAATATGAATCTAGCAAAACTGTTTGAAATGCAACGGAAACTTGACGCTCATATCGAAAAAGAGCATCCGAGGGGATGAGGATGGAGAAAATCGAATTATCCCAAGGTAAATTCGCGATTGTAGATGAAGATGATTACGAAGAATTGAGCAAATATAAGTGGTATTACGCTCTAGGTTACGCGAGAAGAAATATAAAATTGCCTAACGGAAAAAGAAAAGTAATCTTCATGCACAGAGTAATTGCTAATACTCCAGATGACATGGTTTGCGATCATATCAACGGAAATACTTTTGACAATCGAAAGTGCAATTTAAGAAATATCCCTAAAGGAAAAAACACATGGAATGCCAGAAAGAAAACGCCTGCTAGTTCTAAATACAAAGGCGTTCACTATTTCAAAAGAGATAAAGATAAGATTGGCAAATGGAAAGCGAGAATTCAAGTAAACAATCGTTCGATCAATTTAGGCTATTTCAGAAGCGAAATACAAGCCGCACTGGCTTATAACGAATCTGCAAAGAAATATTTTGGAGAATACGCTGTCTTAAATGAGGTGGAGTTTATGAATTTTACAGAATATCAATCTATGGCGGAAAGAACTATTCCAAAAGAAAAGTGGTTTAACACGAAAGTATCAAATTTCTGTATGGGACTTGCTGGCGAAACAGGCGAGATAGTCGATTACTTAAAGAAAGTCATTTATCACGGGCATGAGTTAGATGTTGATAAGGTTGAGGAGGAATTAGGCGATTTACTTTGGTATTTGTCCAGTTTGGCTTCAACTATGAATTTAGACCTCGACACAATAGCAAGAAAGAACATTGAGAAACTCAAAAAACGTTATCCAAACGGATTTTCAGAAGAAGATAGCAGAAATAGGGTGATTTAATGACAACAAAGTACAAATCAAAAAAAGTTGAAATAGATGGACATGTATTTGATAGCAAAATAGAAGCCCGATACTATGAGCAACTGAAATGGTTGCAAGAGCATAATCAGATCTTATTTTTCCGTTTACAGCCACGCTATCTTTTGCAAGAAGCGTTCCGGAAAAACGGAAAAACGTTTCGGAAGATTGAATATATAGCGGACTTCGAAGTTCACCATTTGGACGGATCAATTGAGGTTATAGATGTGAAAGGCATGGAAACTGAAGCTTTCAAGATTAAGAGAAAGCTATTTGAAAAGAAATATCCTCACAAACTATCTCTTGTCACATATGTCAAGAAATACGGTGGATGGATTGAGTTGGACAAGCTCAAGAAATTGCGGAAGGAAGCAAAGAAACAGAAGGTGGGGAGTTAAATGCAAAACGTCTTAATCATAGACGAACGGCCGCATTGGATGGTCAAAGAGGATAGAGAGTATGCTTGCCGTACTTTCTGTTCTCAGTTCAAAAGATGTTCTAGTCGGATCGGGCATGATTGCAAAAGGCTTGGCGGAGACGTCATTCCGAAAGTGAGAGGGTGAAAATATGAGAGAAATTAAGTTCCGCGCTTGGGATGAAGAAGCACAAAAAATGAGTTACAGCACAATAGAACATTTTGACGACATGTTAGGTTTTCGGTTTGAACATTTTGAAACAGATGAACCTATTTTCATGCAATATACGGGATTAAAAGACAAGAACGGTCGGGAGATTTATGAGGGGGATATTGTCGAACAGGAGTTACTAGGAAATGCTCCGTTGGATTTCGGTTCGTTTATAGGCGTTGTGAAATTTATCGATGGAACATACATGATCGAAAACGCGGAAGGAACGTTCGGAGTTGAATTATTTTCTGAAACTAATCCAAATGAAGTCATCGGCAACATATTTAAAAGCAGTTGGGGTTGATGTGGAATGATCATATCCTATTGCCCCGGCTGCGGCTGGAGGCTTGGAGCGAAAAGCCGATCATCAAAATTTGCTGCGGCTACTATGTCCAGCATGAGGAAGTGGAGGGAGAATGAAGTTTTTAGTAGTGTATGAAGTTCCACCCATGAGAGGGATTTTTCATACAGAAATAAATGCAGAAAGTTCAACGGACGCAGAAGAAAAAATTCGAACAAATCCAGAAACAGCACATTATCGAATAAAAGAAATTCAATTAATCGAATAAAAAAACGCCAGGATCATTAAAAAGCATTGGGGGAATCGGAATGTGAAAAATGAAGAACGAACGGATAAACTTTCCGAAATATACAAGAAAATCAATTCACTAGATGACGAAATCCCTGTTGAACTGATGGAAAAAATGATGCTATATGGGCAAGCACTTGAAATCATCGGTAGGCTACACGCCGAAGCGGTGAGGGATTGGAAACTAGCAGAGGCAACAAGAAGGGAAAAAATAGCGGAATCCATCATTTTCGCTAAAACAAAATTCAAAACCGCAAAGGATCGGGAAGCCGCCGCGGAGGTAGTGGGAGCGGAAACAAGAAGAAAAGAAGCAATAGCCGAAGCGGAGGCGCAACGGTGGAAAAATGCATACCAAAGCACTTTGGAAATCATAAACATTCTTAAAAAGAAATACGAACACTTGAAAGAGGTAGCGAACGGGGGAATTTAACATGATTGAATACCTTTGTCCAGAATGCGATATTTCCGAACTGTTATGCGAGATCATACCAAAAAAGAAATGTCCGAAATGCGGAAAACTCATGGAAGCCATCGAAGAAGATTGAAAGAGGGGACTATAGAATGCTTATCATGAAAAATTACGCTGATTTAGAACGCATGATACACATACTTGAATCACAAATCGAAATGTTAGAAGTAGACCTAGATTATTGGTTCGGAAAAGGGGAACATGTTCCATTTGCAAGCAAAGGCGCCAAATATGGGTTACATATTGCGGCGGAAAATACGGATCGGATCCTGGAAAAATTGGATCAGCTTCGAAAAATGTTGGCGTATTATAAAGAAGTTAAAGAGGACATGGATCAATACATTAATTCGCTGGAAGGGCTTGAATATAAGATCGCATACAAGCGGTTTGTCGAAAATAAAACATATCAAGAAATTGCCGACGAACTAGGTTATTCGCCCGGTTATGTAAGAATCGTTATGTCAAAAGCGAAAAAACATAACAAAGAGATAACAAACCAATTGACTTCCCCATGATATATTATAGATAGACAAAGCTAGGCCTGTTCCAATCATGTATCAAAGTTCCCTTTCCTCTCTTCCTTTAATATTGCCGCCATTAGGCGGCTTTTTATTTGCGTATTAAAGCCGCTCGTTTTTGTAGGGTTGGGAAATCCCGGCCGCCTCATATAGACGGAGGTAAAGCAAGGACGAGCGGTTTTTCATATCCATGAAATGACGATACATATCTATAAATTTCCTTGAAGAGGCATCCGAAAAAGGGGTGAACGGACATGAAATGTGATAAATGCATATGGGCAGATAAAAGGCCAGCGAATAAAATTATGTGTCCGTTTATCCGTTGTGTTTATAAGCATGGTTGGCAAATCGATAAACAAGTGAAAAAGAAAGGTGAAAACAATGAGCAAACAAACAGGTCCAATGCAAAATGCAATTGATGCTATTCGATATGTGAAGAAACGATATGGAGTGGATTCGGAAGTTTGTGAACAGCCGCCGCTTCTCCAAATACAATTAGATGACTACGGAGAACCGACCATATTTTATAAAGGTGAAGAAATTACCAATAAGGTTCAGATAGAATTCAAATGGAGAACAGCAGATGACAAAGACCAAAGCCGAATAAATATTCTTATTAAACATTATGAAGATACTGACAGGGCTATTGTGCTAAATACTATTAAGCAAAATATATCGAAGTGATTACTATATGACACTTAAAAGATTATGTCCAAAGTGTAATGCAATCATTAACGCAGGAGAACAATATTGCAACGATTGTCAAAAGAAGATTGATGCAAAGCAAAAGCAAAGACACAAGGAATATAGAGCCAATAGGACAGATGACAGGGAACAAGCCTTCTATAAGTCAAGGGAATGGAAAGCATTAAGGCAAAGGCTTGATGTTATTTATAAAGGCTTATGCATTTATTCATATTATGAAGATCATCGAATTATTCCAAGAAACCTTTATCATCATATCGTCCCTGTTAAAGAGGATTGGAGCAAGCGGCTGGACATTGATAATTTGATTCCAGTTTCTAATCGAGCGCACCAAAAAATTCACAAACTATATGAAAGTGGGCAAAAAGAAGAAACACAACGGAAACTTTTGGAATTTATTAGGAGATTCAGAGGGGTAGGGGGGTAAAAAAAGTTTTGAAAGGGCCTCGGGGGAT